CGTCGCCTGATCCACCTTTAACAGGAAATGCAACCTTATCAAGACCGGCTGTTACTTCAACTGCAAGCGCTTGAGCATGCATACCGTTATTGCACATATATGCATCAAACTCCAAAGCCTTACCTTCCAATTTAGGAGGACGGCCACCATGACGTGACTGTTCAGCTTGGACTTTCTTTACAAACGCATCTTTAGCGCTGTGCTCTGCTTCAAATCTCTTTTGACGAGTATTTTGCATAGCAGCATCTTTGCCTGGTGCATTGTCGTATCGGCTTTTCATAATGTTTACCTCAATAAGTTCTATTAATTAGGATAATAATTTAACGGCATATTGTGGGTGCCATTTGAATCCGCACAAAACGTCGATACGCATTAAGTTTTGATATCCCAAAATATCGCCTGTCTGCGTTACGGCAAGTGACAATCCAGTTTCAGGATCGATCGCAACCGATGAGTATGGAACTTGAAGCTTATATAGAGGCGGACATACAATGTCCAATCCACGAGATGGATATGCCACGTTGACGTTGTAACTTTGATTCATCAATACAACAGCATTATCAGGAATTGCATTACTTACATTTTGCAATGGACTTGATGTACTGCTAATAATCGTTGGAGATACTAGAACCGTGATTGCACCACCACCTGACGAACTTGCAGCGGCTGTTACAACAAACTGCATATTTTGGCCAGTTGAAGTTCTGGATAATGGATTAACGCTAAATACAGATGCACCAGTGGCACTAGGTGCAATAGATATTACATCACCAGGTAAGAAGTAGTTTGTTACAGAAATAGTTGCACCGTCCATAACAAGTACATTACCAGAAGATACTGCACCATTAATTAATAATGCATCTCCAGGATGTAAAGTCGGACCTGCACCTGCTACGTGTCTTACGATATTTTGAGATTGGAAAATATCAAAATAAGAAAGATGACCGATTGCAGATTGGCGAACGATATCTTCATTAAACACCGGAGTGAAATTGTTTAATAAAGCGGATTTCAAACTCGACCCATCGCGAACGGTCATAGCGAGATATGCATCGCTGGAAATATTAACGCCCATTTCTAAGAGTTTTGCGCCAGCTAAATCCACTGTTTGGAATGAATTAATTGGCGTACCAGGTGTCCCTGTAAATAAATAGAGATCCAATTCAGCAGCCGTACAAATATCACTTTCCATTTGGGATATGATATTTTGAATAGCTGGTTGAATGAACATACGAGAAAAGTCTTCAATACGTAAAGACAAGTCTTGTACGGTGTAGGCAATTAATGCATGGTATTGATGCGCTACAACAATGTTCTCAACAGTTTCGATAATATCTTGAGGAACAGCTGTTGAACCATCACCAACGATAAAGTTATTTTGACGACGAACTTGTAATGTATCGCCGATCTTATAACCTGAATTTTGAAAATCGTCTTGGTATATACGACTACCAGTCATGACAAAAGGCGCATTGTTAGCAAACATTGCCAATGCAGTATTTGAAACTAATTGGGTATTAATAAATTGATTGGGCATTTCCAGTTACTCCGTCCATGGTTAGTAAATGGCGTACTGGATTGACAACCTTACATAAAGTTATTTACAACATCATGCACTGTTATTTACAACCTTAAGAGAAATCAGTTTCAATCTTAAGATTATTTCCAGCCCGCCCTCATTCTCTTCCTGAGTTCGCTCACAGGAGTTTTTTCTGTGACCGAATGAGAGTTGCTAACTGGATTGCTCTTGATATTACCTAGAGTTCTTGGCTGTATAGGATTACCCTTATTGCCACCAACCTCTAGCGAGCGCGACAGTTTATGCAACTCACGTACTTGTTCTAAAGGGTGGAGTTCGGATATGCGTTTTAGTTCGGGCCGATTCTTTGCCAGCTTGTAGAGTACTTCACCGGCTGATCCTGCGCCTTCTTGTGGAAGGAACAAGCTTGCATCTCGCATTGCATGAGTAATAGGCACATCATTGCCTCTTACTACTTCATCGAAGTCATCATACTTGTCAGACATATTATCCAGGTGATTATGCAACCCTTCATATTGTTTCTGTACATGCATGGCTTGCGCTGCTTGATGCGCTTTGCGCTCCTCCATTTCCTTGTGTTGGAGTGCATAGCTCACTGCCTTGTGAATTTGCTCATCTACGCCACCAGGTTGAGCCTGATTATCGTAGGGATTCATTTGCTGTTGTTGTGACTGCTGGTCAGGCATACGAGATTGCATATCTGCCATCTTGGCGTGCAATTCACGAATTTCCCTTTCGTGATCTCTATTCTTCTGTTTAAGACGCTCCCATCCTGTGGGACGCTTCTTAGAATGACTAGAGCCTTCCGCATGTTCGCCTTCAGATTCATGATGACCTTCGCCTTCATGTTCTTCTTCGGGCATTCCAACACTTTCATTCACATCACCAGCCAGAACTTCCTGCTCTGGTTGAGAATCTTGAGCACGACTATCCATATCATCTCCACATCGGCATTTAAGTTGCCCCATCACACTAGGCGGTGACGTTCGCCACATTCAATCCATGAACGCATATAACTAGGATATAGCTTTCTCTATAAAAAAAAAGGTGTGCCGGCAGACCTTAGAGAATTTTATTTATGTAACTCTTTTTTATGAGCATGATCTTTTTCTTGTTTATGAAGATCAGTAAGGATTGACGCAATCTTGTGAGTGAAATCTAATTCAGATTTATGATGATCAAGCCCGTGAGCCACTCTAGATCGTTCCAAATCCAACTGATGATTATAAACATCTAATTGATTGTTATTTTCTGTTTGCTGCGCTTTTAACATTAGCTCAGCTTCTTCTAGTTGTAATTTTTGTTTTTTTAATTCTATTTCTTGCATTTTCGCTTGAATCTGCGCTTCTTTGTTTTTCATTTCAGCTTGCTGAGCTTGCATTTGTTGCTGCATCATCATTTGTTGAGGATCAGGTTGCTTAGGTGGTGGCGGTTTACCTTCTTCTTTTGCAAGAATCTCAGGAGGTACCATAATTTTAAGGCGTTCTTTAACTTGCTCTCGTTGTTGAATATCAAGATTATCAGCCCACAAATCAGCAATAAGGTTAAATACTTGAGGATTATTGGCAATCGTTTGTTGAAAGAACTCCAGAGCAATATCTTTTTGTACAGCAAATGAAGGACCAGTATCTATTTCTAAATCAAAATCACCTTTCTCAATTTTGTTTTTAATAGAACCATCTTTTTGTTGTTCATTTAAGACAACATTCTCCGTTTTACCATCTTTTTTTGATATAACCATGGATCTCTCATCAGAGCCCACTATATAAGGTAACAAATCTAAAACCACACGTCCTGACTGCTCAATGGCTTGGTTAAGGTTGTCGAAAAAGACATATGCCGACATTGAACCTTCAAGCTTGCGTTCACGTCGTGCCTTTCCGGACATATCTCGTCCTTGAAGCGCCTCATTCTCACTAAATCCCAATATCTCGCGTATATCTTGTGAACCGCGTTGAAAGTTTGAGAGGAGTGCTGGTGATAAATCCCATGCTTGCATTTTCTGCGGCATTTGCCCCGTCTTGGGGTCAGGCTTTGCAATAAGAGCACCCATCTGTAATTCTGGATTTCTCCATTGTTGTTCATTTCCGATAATATTGTCTGGAGTACCCAACCATTGCTCACGTCTACGATTCTTAATTTCAGCAGCAATCTCAGAACCCACATAGTTAATGAATTTTTGAGCATCACGTGCCTCATGAATAAATGATTTTGTATATTGACGACCTTCAATAAAATAACTGTCTCCATCAACAAATATGATCGGTAAATATTTAGAAGGCCATTCACTGAAATCGATAATACGATCTTGTATTAAGCGATAATGCATAATCTTATAATCTTGTGTTTGTCTTTCACCAACAATCATAGGGGCTTCTTTTTCCATAATACGCCGCGCTTCACCATCTCCTGCAATTTCTAACTGCTTTTTGAATGTCTTTTCAATTTCTTCAAGCTCTTCACCATTAACAACACGTCCATCACGTAATTTGTAAATAATAATGGGAAACCATTCTTTAACAAAGTAATCTTG